GACCTGATTCTCAAGGGCGCGACCGAGCAACAGACCGATGCCGAGATTGCCGCGGCCCTGGCCGAGCTGGGCTTCGAGCGGTCCACAGCACGCGCGCCGCTGATCACGCGCACCGAGCTTGCGGTCGCAAGCTCAACGGCTGCACGAGACGCCTACCAGGCAAGCGGCGTGGTCTCTGAGCTCGAATGGCTGACCGGGCCGGATCCGTGTCCCGACTGCCAGGCCAGGGATGGCAAGCGCTACCCGCTGGACAGCGCGCCCGAGCTGCCCGCGCATCCGGCATGCGTATGTGACATGGCCCCTATTCTTGCGGAGGTACTGGCATGAGTGATGACCTACGCGCGGCCGAGGCGCTGGCCGCGCTGCAAAGCCTGGACACCGGGCGCATGGAATACAAAGCCGACATTGCGACGGCCGTGCTCGACATAGACAACAGGGACGTCACAACCTTGTTCAGCGTGGATAACCTGGACGATGGTGGGGATATTGCCGAGGTGACCGCGTTCAAGCGGACGATCAACCATCGGCGCGAGAAGATCCCGCATATTTTTATGACCTTCATTCCCCCGCGATCGCCCGGATCATGGACTTTCAGACGTTGCGGCGTGCCGAGCTGCCGACCGACGTGCAACAGCAGTACCCCGAGGCAACCGGTGGCGTCGCCTGCGTCTCGCGCTACTTGAAAAGCGGTCGCGGCGCCGAGGTCTACGATGGCCTCAAGGAAGGCATCCCCTACGGCGCAAGCATCGGCTATCGCGCCCTTGACGTGGCGCGTGAGACGCGACCGGACGGCCGCAAAGCACGCCGGATCAAGGAGCTGGCGCTCTACGAAATCAGCACCACGCTCCCGGGCCACGCCATGAACGCGGCAACCCGCACGCGCCTGGGCGTCAAGGTGTTGGAAGCGTTGGAAGAGTTCAAAGCCGGCTGGCGGCATGGAAGCCACGCCGATCTGACGGCATTACGCCAGATGGCCGCCATCCTTGCCGAGTTAATCCCTGATACAATCCGATTGATCGAGCCCGCCCCGCTGGTCCAGCCAGCACGCACCTCGTCAGCGATTGATGACCTTCTCTCCGAAGTCAGCACAATCTACGAGGTGTCCAATGTCAGCATACGCGGCCAGACTTAAGTCCGAGATGCGCCCGAAGCTGGACGAGCTTCGGGAGCTCAACGAGCTGGACGAACAGACCCCGGAACACAAGTCCCGTATCGACACGTTGGTTGTCGCCCGCTATGACGTGCCGAGCACGGGCAAGCCGGGACAGACCGAGCACAAGTCAATCAGCGACTACCTGGTTGACAGCCGCGAGTTCAAGAACCCGCGCAACAATTACTACAACGTCACCGAGCCGATGCCGGTCGCGACGCTCTACCCGTTCCTCGAGAGGAAGGCCGCGTTTGTCCCCGGCAATATCGCCCAGGCGCACGGCGACGTGCGGATCATCGCGCCGCTCGAGGCCGGGCTCAAGTTCCCCTTGCTGTCATTCTTGAACACCGTGCCGTGGAATGACCTCGTGGTGCCCTACCTGCCCTTGACCTTCACGAACAACGCGCGCGAGCAGGCGTTCGCCGAGGCCAAGGCCGAGTCGACCAACTCCGGCACGATCGCCACGGTGCAGATGTCGACGATCGCGCATTGGAAGGAAGTGCCGCGCCAGATCCTGCGCGCCTTGCCAACCCTGCGCGCGGTGATCGACAACGAGCTGCTCAACGGCGTGCTGGCGAAAGTTCAGGCGCGCGTCGTCGCCGGAACGGGCACCGTCGTCGCGCCGGCCACGGCCCCGCAGATGCTGGGCATCATCGGGCAAGTGTCACAGACCGTCGGTGCCACGCCCACAACGCTGCTCGGCCAGATCATCGTGGCCATCGGCATTGTGGAAGGAAACGGCGGCGTCGTGGATGGGATCCTGATGAACCCGACCGACGTTGCGCTGTTGCTGAACGCGCAACTGAGCGTCTACAACCCGCTGGTGACAGCCAATAGCATCGCGGGCTACCCGATCATCAAGCTGCCGTCAGTCGCCGCCGGCACCGCGGTTGTGGGTGATTTCTCGTCGAGCACGACGCTGTTTGTGGGTGAGCAGGCAAACGTGCGGGCGACTGAAGCGCTCGGCATGAAGTCGAACGTGGTCACGGTGCTGGGCGAGATGGACGCCGTGGTCCTGGTCGAGCGACCCTGGCTGATCTGCAAGGCTGCCGGCACCATTCCCTAGGCAAGTGGACGATCGCCAACCGGCCCGCGCGTGGTGCGAATCACGCGCGGGCCACCAGCAAAAGGAAGACGAGCTATGAGCGAGAAGCCAACCATCACGACAGGCGAGACGCCCGTGTACCAGGAAGGTGAGACGGTTCCGGTCCCGGACAAAGGCGGCTGGATCGACGGCGAGACGGGGCAGGTGTTCCCGGTGCCCGCGCCCGTGGAGCCGCAACCCGTGGCCACGCCTGAGAAGGCCACGCCGATCCGCAAGACGCCTAAAGAGGCGAGTGAGGGCTAGGGCCGATGGCAACATGGGTCACAATCTCAGAGCTGCGTATCGCGCTCGATCAAGTCCCGCAGGGCGCCGAACAGGACGCGGCCCTGGAATGGGCGCTGGACGCGGCCGAGTCGACCATCGCGCGCCTGCTCGTCGGCGTGCTGATCGTCCTGCCCGCGCCGGCTGACCTCAAGCAGATCACCGTGGAGCTCGCGTCCAGCATCTTCCTCACCAAAGGCACAAGCAGCCTGCTCGAAACGGTCGGCGCCGAGGGGCAGTCCGGCTATCAGTATGTGGGGCAGCTCAACGATCGCCAGAAGGCGGCGCTGCGGCAGCTGCGCATCGAAGCAGGCGCGGTGGCGATGTGAAGCTGTCGAGCAACGCGGCCGAGATCGCGGCGCGCATCCAGCGCTGGGCGCACGCCGTCGGGCCTGAGACAGCGCGCGCGACGCTCGAGGCCGCGACCGTCCTGACAGCGGCCGCGAAGAGGGAAGCGCCATCCCGGACCGGGCGGCTGCGTCGCGGCATCGCGTACCAGGCCGGCGGCCCCGCGCGCTATGTCGTCGCGCCGAACGTGCCCTATGCCGTGCCGGTGCATGAAGGCGCTCGAGCGCGGACCATCGTGCCTCGAGCAAAGAAGGCGCTGTACTGGAAGGGTGCGCTGCATCCGGTCAGGCTCGTCGAGCATCCTGCCACCAAAGGCAACCCGTTCATGACGCGCGCGCTGGACAAGAGCCAGCCGACGATACGCCAGATCGTCGAGCGCTGCGGTGCGCGCATCGTGACGAGGCAGGGCTAGCATGGCGCTCTTCGCACAGCGGGCCGCCTACGAGGCGCTGGCAGCGCGGCTGGCAGTTCTTGACCTCGAGCTGCTCATCGGCTTACCACGCGCCATGCAGCGGCTTCCTGGCGCCTATCTGCTGTCGACCCAGGTCGCAGGACCGCCGCGCACGTTTGCGTTCGTTGGTCTGCGGCCGACGCTGACGCTCGTCGTCTCCTATCAGGACGCGCCGGCGGCCGAGTATCAGCTGATCGACCTGGTCGACCTGGTCGCCAACGATCTGCACGGCGCGCAGCTCGAGGGCGTCTGCAAATGCACGCTGGAAAGCGTCGCCTATGACTGGCGCACCATCGGCGGGGTGGATTTTCGCGTTGCCGATCTGGTGCTGGTCCTATCCAATGGCTAAAGGGGGAAGCTATGGCTGTCGAGTCATTCTGTCCAAGTGGGTTTGACCTGCAAACCAGTCCAGACGGGACAACCTGGACCAATCACCGCGCGACCGTGCGGCATGTCAACCCGGCGTCGCGCGATCGGGACGTCTTAACGTACATGACGTCGGACGGCGCGGTGACCTGCGCCGGCGCAGCGCCCGAGACCCAGGTGGAGATCGACAATCTGTATCAGGAGGATGATACGGGGCTCTACGCGACGTTGCGCGCGCTGCACTACTCGGGCGACATCATCCAGGCGCGCTGGTCCCCGTCCGGAGGCACGAAAGAGTGGTACGCGCCCGATGCGCGGGTCACCAGCTTTGACGAGCCGGACCTGGACAACGACGCCGACACGCCCCTGTTCTTTATCGCCACGCTCAGCGCGCCGACGGTCGATTGGCGCGACATTCCAGCGCCATGAGCAACGGAACAGCACCTATCGAGACAGCCAGCGCGCCTTCCCGCGAGGCGGGTACTGTCTCGGTGACGTTTGACCTGGCCGCGCTGAGCTACGGCGACATGCGCCGTCTGCGAACCATGCAAGAGGGCACGACTGCAGCACAAGATGTGCTCGACGACGTGCTCGCGAAGGTCGTCGTCGGCGGGCTCGACGCGATCCCCCTCAAAGAGACACGCGCGGTGA